AGGAGTATCCTGAACTGGTGCACACAGGAGCAGATGGTATAAAAGGTATAAATTATATTGACTTATTAGTAAAACGTGTAGCGGAACTAGAAAAAGAACTTGAAGATATATCTTTAACGCCAGGCGCAACTGGACCACAAGGACCATCTGGATCTAATGGTAACGATGGAAATAGTCATTTAAGTAATGTAGATTCTATAACGTTTGACGAAAGAGCAAACCAATTGGTTCTTACAATAAATAGAACAGATTTTAGGTTTAGCCCAGTAAGATAATTTAAAAAACAAGTAATCATATAGGTAAATAAGACTTATATTTTACGTGGCAAAATCCTACGCAACCACCTCTAGTTAACGACGAAGAATAATACGTAATAATTAACTATATGTAAAACAATTAAATTTAATATAATGGCAAAGAAAATTAAAAAAGACGAATTAACTAAGCTTCAAGATTTAGTAAAGAGCTATAATCAACATCAATTAAAACTAGGTGAGTTGGAGGTTGAAAAGCACGGGCTGCTACATAGTATATCAAACGTTCAACAAGATCTTCAAAAGTTTCAAGACGAATTAAGAGAAACTTATGGAGATGTTAGCATTGACATAAATGATGGTAAAATTGCAAAAAATGAGCTTAGTAAGGAAGATTAGTATAGGAAGAGACTATAAAAATGATGCCATGCACTACTCTGTTGGCCAGGAAGTGTATGGCGGTCATACTATAGCTAATATAATAGAAGAAGATACAAAGTATTCTATATATATAAAAAAAGGAAATGAATTATTGCCCTGGAAAGATTTCAATAAAAACATGGCAATCGCAATTGAATATGATCTACAGTATTAATGAAATCAATTTTTAATTTTATAGTAAAACCAAAAACAAATAGATCAACTTCATCTAAAACAATCGAAGGCAAGGAGCTGCTGTTAAATACGGAGCTACAAAACCATAATTACGTAAGTAGACAAGGTATAGTTTTATCAAAACCATTACTTGGAGATACTAATATAAAAAAAGGTGATGAAGTTATATTACATCATAACGTGTTTAGAAGGTTTTACGACGTTAGAGGTAATGAAAAAAATAGCAAAAGCTATTTCGAAGAAGATAAGTACTTTGCTCAACCAGATCAAATATATGCTTATAAGTCAGGTGATGAATGGAAAGCAGAAAAAGGGTTTTGTTTTATAAAGCCTATAAAAGAGGACAAAATGTTTTCTATAGATTTTGAAAAACCTGGGCTTGGTATTGTTAAATATACAGACGGAAGCATAGAAAAAGAATCTTTAGTTTCTTTCAAAGTAGGTATGGAGTATGAGTTTTTCATTGAGAAAGAAAGATTATATAGAGTGCCAACCAATCAAATTACAATTAAATATGAATATCAAGGAAACGAAGTCGAATATAATCCAAGCTGGACACAAAGCAGTTGAGGAATTAATTAAAGTAGCAAAAGAAGCTATAGTTGATTCTGATGATGATATATCAGCTGATAGACTTAAGAATGCGGCTGCTACAAAAAAGCTTGCGATATTTGATGCTTTTGAAATATTGAATAGAATAAAGGAGGAGCAAGACATGCTTGATAACAAACCTAAAGAAGAGGTAGCTAAGAAGTCTTTTAGTGGGTTTGCTGAAAAAAGATCTAAGTAATGTACGAGCAGACTTTATACAAAATTGTTGAACCTATAAAGCTTACAACCATATCTAGGCTTAATAAAGCTAAGAAATGGAAGTATGGATATGATAAAGAGCATGACATTGTTGTAATAAGCAAGACTGGACAAATAGGCGAGATATACGAAATACAGGATTTTAGAATAGCTTTACCGAAAGCACCTTCTAAAATAGACAAAACAAATGATAAATGGACAGTTGAAGATTATCCAAAAGAATTAAAGCAAATACAAAGCGTATTCGATTGGAGAGACTATCCTGAAGAATTCCAAAATAAATGGGAACCCTATATAGATGAACAATTTAAGCGAAGAGAAGAAGGCCATTGGTTCAATAATAAAGGCGTGGCTACTTACATTACTGGCACTCACTTTATGTACTTGCAGTGGAGTAAAATTGACGTTGGGCAACCAGAATTTAGAGAAGCAAATAGATTATTCTTTATATTCTGGGAAGCTTGTAAAGCAGACAGTAGATGTTATGGCATGTCATATCTCAAGAACAGACGTTCAGGTTTTTCGTTTATGGCTTCCGGAGAGACGGTCAACATGGCAACAATATCAAGTGATGCACGGTTTGGGATATTGTCCAAATCTGGTTCCGATGCAAAGAAAATGTTCACGGATAAAGTCGTACCCATATCTGTCAATTATCCGTTCTTTTTCAAGCCAATACAGGACGGAATGGACAGGCCAAAAACCGAACTAGCGTACAGAATCCCGGCCTCAAGGCTTACAAGAAAATCAATACAAAACAAACAGAGTGTTGAAATCCTTGAAGGACTCGACACAACAATAGATTGGAAAAACACTGGCGACAACTCTTATGATGGAGAGAAATTAAAATTACTAGTACACGATGAAAGTGGAAAGTGGGAAAGACCAGACAATATATTAAATAACTGGCGAGTGACAAAAACGTGTTTACGTTTAGGATCTAGGATCATAGGTAAGTGTATGATGGGATCAACATCAAATGCTTTAGACAAAGGAGGTGAAAACTTTAAAAAGCTTTATTACGCTTCTGATGTTACCAAAAGAAATAAGAACGGTCAAACCAAATCAGGTTTATATTCTTTGTTTATTCCAATGGAATGGAATTACGAGGGTTTTATTGATGAATACGGACATCCTGTATTTGACACGCCAACAGAAGAAGTTTTAGGTCCACACGGAGACCCTATAGATATTGGGATTATTGAACATTGGAATAACGAAGCTGAAGGTTTAAAAAGCGATCAGGATGCTTTAAATGAATTTTACAGACAATTTCCACGTACAGAAGAGCATGCGTTTAGAGATGAAACTAAGAGTAGCTTATTTAACTTGGCAAAAATATACGAACAAATTGATTATAACCAAGATTTACGAAACACAAGTGTAGTAAGTACTGGTAACTTTAGCTGGGAGAATGGAATAAAAGATTCAAGAGTTTTATTCACCCCAAATCAACAAGGAAGATTTAAAATAACTTGGGTTCCTAGTTATGATATCCAAAACAGGCAAGTTATAAAAAACGGAATGAAATACCCAGGCAATGAACATATGGGTGCGTTTGGATGTGATAGCTATGATATATCCGGAACAGTTGGTGGTAATGGTTCAAAAGGTGCTTTGCACGGTTTAACGAAGTTTAGCATGGAAGATGCTCCACCTAATACTTTTTTTCTGGAATACATTGCAAGACCTCAAACTGCTGAAATATTTTTTGAAGACGTTCTTATGGCGTGCGTGTTTTACGGTATGCCATTACTGGCGGAAAATAATAAACCTAGGTTGTTGTATTATTTTAAAAGAAGAGGTTATAGAGGGTATTCAATGAATAGACCTGATAAGCTTTGGAATAAATTATCTACAGCAGAAAAAGAAATAGGTGGTATACCAAATTCGAGCGAAGACATAAAACAAGCTCACGCTGCGGCTATTGAGTCTTACATAGATAAACATGTTGGCCTAAAAGAAGATGGCAATTATGGGGATTTATATTTTAGTGAAACATTAAATGATTGGGCTAAATTTGATATAAATAATAGAACAAAGTATGATGCAGCTATTAGTTCAGGACTAGCTATAATGGCTTGTAATAAAAACTTATATAGACCTAACCCGATTATGCAAAAAAGAAAATTAAACTTAAGCATCGCTAAATATAGTAATGGCGATTCAATTTCAAAAATAATAAAATAAATATGGCTGAGTCAATTGTAAAAAGTACTTTTCCTAGTCAAGTAGCTAGTGATGCTGAAAAAATGTCACCTGAGTATGGTCTTAAGGTTGGTAGAGCTATTCAAGATGAATGGTTCCAATTAGATTCTGGTACTAATAGATATCGAAGCAACCAACATACATTTCATAAGTTAAGGTTATACGCTAGAGGTGAACAGCCAATACAAAAGTATAAAGATGAATTGTCTATTAATGGAGATTTATCTTATCTAAACTTAGACTGGAAACCTGTGCCTATTATACCAAAATTTGTTGATATAGTGGTTAATGGTATATCAGAAAGAGCCTTTGATATA